AAGGCCGCGCCCGACATCCCCCCGGTACTGGGGCAGATGCAGGCGGCGCTCCCGAATAACGACGACAGCCCGTTTGCGCACCTGATGAACCTCTCCGGCCCAGCGTTTGAAGACGCCTACGGAAAGCTGACTCCGGCGCAGCGCGAGGCATTCATGGATAGTGCTCTGGGATAAATTCCATGGGAAAGCAAACTAGATTGTTTCGAGATGTTGAAATTGGTGGTACGATTATGGTAGGCGACCACCGCATTTCAATTCTTGAGCGAAAGGGTCGCAAAATCCGGGTAGAAATCCGCTCGGATGCGATAATCAAAGTGGCCGGGAATTGTCCCGTCCAACTGGCGCAAGAGTGCCTCACCGATAACTCTGTGAGAGGTACTCAAGATGGGCCAGACCACCATCGGGACTAGCAACGCGCAAACCAAAAAGCTGTTTGCTGGTGCCCTGTTCAATGACGCCATTTTCGGCTCCTATTGGGGCTCGACGTTCATGGCCGCCGGTTCCAAGAACCGCACCCCCAACACCCCCATGCAGCTCGTCACCGACCTGGAAAAGGACGACGGAGATTCGGTCAGTTATGACCTGTACGTGCAGCTCAAGGGCCGGCCGACGCTGGAAGACGACAATCTCGAAGGCAACGCCGAGGCTCTGCGCTCCTACAGCGACAGCATCACCGTGACGCAAATCCGCCACGCCGTTGATGCCGGTGGTCGCATGACCCGCAAGCGCACCGTCAACGACCTGAGCATGATCGCCAAGGAAAAGTTGCAGGACTGGTGGTCCCGTCTGTTCGACGAGATCAGTTTCATGCACTTGGCCGGCGCTCGCGGCGTCAACGACGATTTCATCGAGCCGACCACGTTCACCGGCTACGCCGGCAACAGCCTGACCGCGCCCGACTCCAGCCACATTGTCTACGGCGGTTCCGCGACCTCCAAGGCCACCATCGCCAACACCGACGGCATGAGCCTGGCTGTGCTGGACAAGGTGATCACCAAGGCCAACACCATGGGCGGCGGCGTGACCGACATCCAGCGCGTGGTTCCCCTGAAGATGGGCAACCGCGAATACTTCGTGATCGTCATGCACGACTTCCAGGAGCACGCCCTGCGTATCGCCACCGGCACCGGTGGCTGGCTGGACATCCAGAAGTCGCTGGCCACCAACCTGGGCAACAAGTCCCCGATCGTGACCGGCGCGCTGGGCGAGTATCGTGGCGCCATCCTGCACAAGCACAACAAGGTGATCAAGTTCAGCGACTACGGCGCCGGCGTCAACCTCGCCGCCGCCCGCGCCTCGCTGATGGGCCGTCAGGCTCTGGTTGCCGCGTTCGGCTCGCCGGGTGACGGCCTGCGGTTTGCGTGGGAGGAAAAGCGCACCGACGTGGACAACAACCGTCTGGTGATTTCCACCAACACGATCATGAACGTGAAGCGGCCGATGTTCAATTCCAAGAACGTCTCCAGCATCGCCATCGACACCTACGCCGTGGACCCGAACGCCTGATTGGCGTTCGTTTCCATAGCCATGTTCTCACCGGAGAATTGACATGACCGTTTACACGTCTACCCAGTTCCAAGAGCCGATCCCGACCAACACCACCGCCGGTGGTGAAATCGTGTTTCTCGCCTACTGGTCCCCGTCTTCCGGCACTCGCCTGCTGGACGGCGACATCATCCGCATGGCGCGCCTGCCTGCCGGTTACGCCATCACCGACATCGTGCTGGATACTGCTGCCTGTGGCACCAATGCCGCCGGTTGCGTTGGCATCCTCGATAGCGTTGACAGCCCGACCGCCGTGTCGTCTGTGGTTATTGCGGCTGCTGCCGACAACCTTGAAGCTGCATCCATCAAGCGTCTGGATACCGTCGGCGCTACCGGTTATGCCGTCAGCGCCAGCGAACAGGCAATTGGTGTGGAAATCACCATCTCTGCCGACCCTGGCCAGACCATCGCCGCCAACGCCAAGATGGCCGTGCTGATCCGCGCCCGCCCGAAGCAGAAGGTGGAGTAACGCAACCATGAAAGTCGAGAGCTTGATAAAGCGGAAGGGTGGCTCTGTCATTGAGTTTGGCTACCCGCCGAAAGTGACGAAGTTCCATTTCAAGCCGGAGTCCGACGACATTGATGCGCCCCATGTCTGCGACGTGCCGGACACATCGCCTTATCTGGGCATGTTGCTGGCCGTCAAGGAAGGGTTCCGCGTCTACGGCGCAGAGGTTGAGGACGAGCAGGGGCAGCAAGTCGCTGACCCTTATGCTGTTGTCAGCCCCTACGCCGACCAGTTCGACAACCTGCACACGGTCAACCCGGATACGGTGGACGGCAAGTTTCTGGCCGCCTTCGCCCGTGACGTGTTGCAGGCACCGGCCAACAACAAGACCCGGCTTGCCGAGTTGCTGAAGACCGAGTTTGACATCGACGCCAATCCGACGCGCGAGACGGCCAACAGCCTGATCCGCATGGCGCTGGCTGAGTGTGTCAAGCAGGCCAAGGCGGAAGCCGAGCAACTCATCAACATGCAGAAGTAACCATGGTGGCGCGTCATGCAGTGTTCGGTGGTTCTGACTCAGGTACGGTACGCACTCAACGATCCGTCTGCGGTAACGTGGTCGGACTCTACGCACCTAATCCCGGCAATGAACGACGCGCTTCGTGCCCTTGCTTCTGTTCGGCCTGACGCGGCATCAACCACCGCTGTCAGGCTTCTCTCTCCAGGCACTCAGCAATCAATACCGGATGACGGCACAAGACTGCTGCGCATCATTCGCAATGCAGGGGAGAGCGGTCTTTCGTCAATAGGGCGAGCAATTCGACGTGTGTCTCTGGACACTCTGGATGCGTCAATGCCTACCTGGCACGAAGCAACAGGACAGACGGAAATCCGCGAATACGCCTACGATGAGCGAGTGCCTCGCGAGTTTTGGGTTTACCCGCCGGTTGCAACAACGCCGACAATTGGCGTCCTGCTGACCTACGTCAAGACGCTGACAGCTATCACCGCCACCAGTGACACATTCCCGGTGGATGACTTCTTTGCCCCGGCTGTCGAGGCGTTCATGCTTTACCGGCTGCTGGGAGGCGACGATGAGTCCAGCCCCAACTATCAGGCCGCCCAGGCGCAATTCGCCGCGTTCCAGACGCTGCTTGGACTAAAGTCCGGAGGTGATGCCGCCATGGCCGCACGGAGGGATTCCAAGTGACCAATGTCGCCTACTCCCAATGGCTCGACCATGTGCAACCGCATGTTCCGGACTGCCCGTCGCCCATGATCATTCTGGCGGTGCGACAGGCGTGCATCGAGTTCTGCCGGCGGTCACGATACCTGCGCGTAAGTCTTGATCCGTTCAATACAGTGGTCGGAGATGACGAATACGAGTTGGCGCCGCCGACAGATACCGTGGTTTCCGCGATCCTGAATGTGCGCTGTGGCGACCGACTGATTGACGCCGCTCGGCAGGAGGACTTGGATTCAGAAGCCAACTACTGGCGAGACCTAGAAGGTCAACCATCGCGATACCTACAGCCCAGCGAGGCAGCAATCATCCTGAATCCAATTCCGCAGGAGGTTGTTGCTGTCCGCATCCTTGCCGCAATTCGCCCTTCGCAGGCATCAGGCGGAGTCGATGAGGCAGTCTTTGAGCGGTTTCTTGATCCTGTCGCGTCTGGTGCGCTGGCTAGGCTCATGGCGATGCCGGGCGTAGCATGGAGCAATCCTGAACTGGCCGGGTATCACGCACAATTATTCAGCGCTGGTGTGTCTGATGCTGCCGATAAGGCTGCAAGAGGCTTGACCGACAACAAGAGGATTCGCGCGAAGGCGCGATTCATGTGAGGCTACATGACGAACTACACGCTGTCTGTATCGACTGATGCCGTCGGGATTGGTGTTTTGGCATCTGCCAGGGTTGTTGTTGATCGCCTGCGATCAGCCGCTGCAGAGCAGTACCCTCCCATTGATGAGTTGTACCGGATTGAGCAGGCTACCGATGAGGATGGGCTGTGCGATTTCCAGTTAAGGTTTGACGATATAAGCTCATTCCATCGCGCCAGGATATACGATGCCAATGGTGTTGTTGTTTATAGTAAGGTTTTCCTGATGCCTCCAAGCGCCATATCGCTTGAGGATACGGATACCAATGCCCCGTCTGGCGGAGCATTTCATGGCAATGACGGCAAGGCATATAAAATGGTGGCTGGCGTATTGCGGCAGACGACGGCGGGCGGCGGTTGGTCGCTAATTGACGATGCGAACCACAAGCCGGTGAACTGCACCGGGGCCAT